CATATGGTTATACATCACCAAATGGTGGAGAAGTGTTAAAACAAACCGTGGTAAGCCCACCCTTCACTTTATAACATAACAATATATTTATAATAAAAGATTTTTTATGGATTTAAGAACATCATTAAACAATTACCTTGGAAAATCAGTGAGATATTCTGAGGAAGATAATGGAGATGGAACTAAACAAGTTTGTGACTTGGATACAGGCGATTGTTATACTGTAAGAGAAAGAGATGGTCTAATTGAAAGAGCGGGTCATCAAACAACAATAAATAAAAGAGTTAGAGTTGAAACTGCGAGAGGAGTTAAGACTTTATTAAACGGATAACAAAATGAGTTTAGATAAAAAAATTATCAGCGAGATTGAAAGATATAAGAATATTAATAACTATATCTTAGAACAAGCGGCACCACCGCCTGATTTGGGACCATTGGCACCTGAAGGTGGAGAAGGAGAGGGAGCACCTCCACCACCAGCACCAGCTGAGGCGACACCGCCACCAGCACCTGATGCAGGTCCACAAAAAATTGATGTGGATAATGACCCAGATGTTGAAAAGGTTGATGATAAAGGCAAATCAGAAGATAAAGGTGATGCTGATGACGAAGGAACTGAAACGTTGGACATCACTGATTTAGTAGATTCTCAAAAAAATATTGAGAACAAACAAAATGAATACTTTGAAAATCTATTTAGTCAAATTCAAAATCTTGAATCCAAATTGGGTGAGATGGATAATATTATGAACAAGCTGAACGCACTTGAAAATAAGATTGAAAAATATAGAGAAAAAACACCACAAGAAAAATTAGAATTAAGAAGTTTAGATTCATATCCATTCAACCAAAAGTTATCACAATTCTTCGATGATAAACAAGAAGATATGGAAAAAACTGGAAAACATGATTATATTTTAACCACAGATGATGTGAAAGATATTAATGTAAATGATATTAAAAATTCATTCCAACCAGGGGGAGGCGACAAGTACAACGACGAATTCAAACGTTAAAAATAAATTAAAAGGTCATCGAAAGATGACCTTTTTTATTTGACATCCGCCTTATTTATTACTATATTTTATAAACAATTTAATAATTTAATTTAAAAAAAATGAGTAATGTATTAGACGCCGTATTGGCACAGTATGAGAAATCACAAAACGCATCGGGCGGGGCCCAAAGTAAAATGTCGCAAGACGAAAGAATGAAAAAGTATTTCGCTTTAATCCTTGGTGATAAAGAGAAATCAGGTCAAAGAAAAATTAGAATCCTACCAACAACAGATGGTTCATCACCTTTCAAAGAGGCTTGGTATCATGAAATTCAAGTAGGTGGACAATGGCAAAAGTTCTATGACCCAGCTAAGAATAACAACGAACGTTCACCTTTGAATGAGGTTTATGAGGAGTTGATGTCAACTGGCAAAGAATCAGACAAAGAATTGGCGAAACAATATAAGTCTCGTAAGTTCTATATTGTAAAAGTAATCGACAGAGACCACGAAGAAGATGGTCCAAAGTTTTGGAGATTCAAACACAACTACAAGAATGATGGTATCTTGGATAAAATCATTCCTATTTGGAGAAACAAAGGCGACATCACTGACCCTGAAAAAGGACGTGACTTAATCATCGAGTTAACAAAATCTAAAACACCTGCTGGTAAAGAGTATACAAGTGTATCAACAATTATGTATGAAGACCAAGGTCCTGTTCACGAAGAAAAAGAACAAGCAAATGCTTGGATTAATGACGAGTTAACATGGAATGATGTATATAGTAAAAAACCTGTAGAATATCTTGAAGCTATCGCAAGAGGAGAAACTCCAAAATGGGATAACGATAAAGGTGGATATGTTTACGGAGACGCAACAGTATCTGAAGAAAGTTTTGGTGGAACAAAAAAATCAACACCATCTAAAATGGTTGACCCACAAGCAGATGCTGATGTGGATTCAGATTTACCATTCTAAATTATACGGGTGGAGATAATACTCCACCCTTTTTAATCTATAATATGACATTCAAAGAAGAAGTTGACTTACAGTTAAGAGATAATAAGATGATATCTTACGAGATATTGAGTCAGTTAAAAGATAAAGGATACTTCTCAGGAAGACCTAAACAAATTGGTGATACCGTTTTATTCGGTATGTTAAGAGAAGAAGAAGGTGAGTCAATTATCAAACTAATAACATTCCATGAAGATGAAATAGGTGAACTTTATGAAGAGGATAAAATATTCTACAACCGAAACAAAACAAATAAATTACCAAGCATTAAAAGAATAGAAGATGGCGGGAATTAAGAAAAAAGAGGTTGGAGGATTCAAAGATAAATTCTCAACCAAAACAAAGTATAAAGAAACTAGCTACTATTTTTGTGGTGAAGCGTTCTTAAGTGCCAGTGGATTACCAGGTCCTGTTATGGGTGGCATCAATATGTTCTTGGGACATAGTAATAGTTCAAAAACAACTGCTATGATTTTAGCAGCTGCTGATGCACAAAAGAAAGGTCATTTACCTGTCTTTATCATTACCGAAAAGAAGTGGAGTTGGGAACATGCTGTTGAGTTAGGTTTGGGTGCTAAAAAGAATTCTGACGGTGAGTGGGATGGTGATTTCATCTTCAACGACAGTTTTGACTATATTGAACAAGTAACAGATTTCATTAATGAAGTGTTAGATGCTCAAGAGAAAGGTGAAATACAACAATCTATTTTATTCCTTTGGGATTCTGTAGGTTCAATCCCTTGTAAGATGACCTTCGATGGTAAGGGTGGTAAGCAACATAACGCTGCAACACTTGCTGACAAAATTGGTATGGGAGTTCATTCAAGAATTTCTAAATCAAAGAAAGAAGATTATGCATATTACAATACTTTAGTTGTTGTTAATCAACCTTGGGTTGCTCTTCCCGACAATCCGTTTGGACAACCTACAATCAAAGCAAAAGGTGGAGAGGCGTTATGGTTAGCATCTTCATTAGTATTCTTATTTGGTAATCAAGCAAGTGCGGGTATCAACCATATCACGGCAACCAAAGGAGGAAGAACTGTGAGATATGCTATCAGAACTAAAATTTCAATATTGAAGAACCACGTAAATGGTTTGGGGTATAATGATGGAAAGTTAATTGCAGTACCACAAGGATATATTGAAGATACTAAAGAAGCTTTGGAATCTTATAAGAAAGAGTATTCCCAATATTGGAACGGTATCTTATCAGGAACTGGTGAGTTAACCTTAGAAGAAACAACTGATGATATCAGCGAGTAAGAAACAATTTTTATCACCTCTAATTTAACAAAGTGACTAAAACACTTTTAGTAGACGGAAACAATTTATTCAAAATAGGATTTCACGGAGTAAGAGATTTATACAGTGATGGAGACCATTTAGGTGGAATCTATCACTTTATAAACATCCTTAGAAAATTCTTAGAAGAACATGACCACGATAAGGTGGTTGTATTTTGGGATTCCAATTCCTCCATCCGTAAATCAATTTACCCACAATATAAGGCGAACAGACGCCAAGATATGAATGAGTACAAGTACGAGTCGTATCTTAATCAACAATCAAGGGTTAAACAATACCTCGAAGAAATTTTTGTAAGACAAGTTGAAATGATTGATAATGAGGCAGATGACCTTATCGCCTATTATTGTAAGATTGCTACCGATGAGCAGATAATCATCTTCTCAGCTGATAAGGACCTTACCCAGTTGATTAACGAGAATATCAGCGTGTATTCTCCCATCTCAAAGCAATACTTCGGTAACGGGGATAATATCGTCATTAATAAGGTTCACATTCCACATTATAATGTTTTACTTTGTAAAATATTCACAGGAGACAAATCAGATAACATAGATGGTATCGAAGGTCTCGGAGAAAAAACTTTAATAAAGTATTTCCCTCAAGTGCAGGAAAAACCCTGCACTGTGGAAGAATTACTCGATATTGCACGAAATATCCCGCAAAAGAAACCTATTAAAACTTTATCAAATCTTTTGAATGGTAAAACAAAATCAACTATACTTGGAGAAGAGTTTTATATCACAAACAAAAAAATTGTTGACCTCACGAACCCATTGATTACAGATGATGGAAAGACATTAGTTGAACAAATAATCACAGACATAATTGACCCCACCGATAGAGGTTATAAAAACTTAATGAGAATGATGATGGAAGATGGTCTCTTTAAGTATCTACCTAAGGATGATAATGCTTGGGTAAACTTCCTCACCCCTTTTATGAAATTAACAAGAAAAGAAAAACGAAACACAAACAAAAATTAAACGCTATGAAAGAAATGGACAGCACCAAAATGGAGTTTCTCTTGACACTTAACGATAACATCGTTGTTCAAAGATTCTTCAACGTCAGAGGGTTTAACCCAAAGGCAAAAAACTCTTTAGAGTTGTATGAGTTCATGAAGTCTCTAAAAGAAGAGCTTCAGTATTACCTAAAGATGAAAACAGTTATCTACATGATGGATAATAGAAACGCTATTGAAAGCGACGCAAGTATCATGAATACATCATTCACTGATGGGCCTGAAGTTTTTAACCTTTTTGTTAAGGTTGGAGAGCAGACAATTTGTCATAGAATTTTTGACGGAAAATTATTTCCACCAAAAGTTCGTTATACGGTTGATGTACGACCATTTTTGAGAGATGTCTTAAGAGAGTTGACTGACATTTTTTCAAACAACAGATTAACTTACGAATATTTGGATTTTGACTTGAGCAAGTAAGTATTTAATAATAAGGGGAGAACGAAACACAAACATGAATAAAAATTTTGACTACTTAGGGAACACTTTTCAGATACAATTATTGAACCAAATTATCGAAGATAAAGATTTTGCATCATCTATTATTGATGTAATTGAGAGTTCATACTTCGATAACAAATACTTTAAAATCATTTTACAAATGATAAAAGAGTATTATGTGAAGTACAAATCTTGTCCAAACTTTGATACGTTGGAACAGATTGTTAAATCAGAAATTTCACAGGAATTGGTTGCAAAGATTGTTTTGGATACTCTAAAACAAGTCAAAGATGCACCATTTGAGGGTACACATTTTGTACAAGAAAAAGCATTGAAATTCTGTAAACAACAAGAGTTACAAAAGGCGATGGATAAGTCTCAGAAGATTATTACTGAGGGTGATTTTGAGTCTTACGACAAAGTTGAAGGTTTGATTAGAGAAGCACTTCAGGTGGGTGAAATTGAAAAAGATGTTACTGATATCTTCATGGGACTTGATACAGTATTGGATGAGGACTATAGACATCCAATTCCGATGGGTATTGCAGGTCTTGATAATCTTCTTAAGGGTGGATTAGCCAAAGGTGAGATTGGAGTTATATTAGCTCCTACGGGGGTTGGTAAAACCACAATCCTGACCAAGATTGCAAATACTGCCTTTAACTTGGGGTATAATGTTCTTCAAATATTTTTTGAGGACAATCCTAAAATTGTTCAAAGAAAGCACTTCACAATATGGACAGGTATTGAACCTGATAATTTGGCAAATCACAAAGATGAGGTATTAAAAAAGATTGGTGAGATTCAAGATACAATGAAAAACAAATTGATTCTTAAAAAACTTGCATCTGATACAACTACTATGGGTCAAATTAAAAATCAGGTTAGAAAAATGATTGCCGATGGAAATAAGATTGACTTAGTCTTGTTAGACTATATTGATTGTGTATTACCTGAATCAAGTGCTAAGGATGAATGGAAAGCTGAGGGTTCTGTAATGAGGGGATTTGAAGCGATGTGTCACGAATTGAATCTTGTTGGTTGGACAGCAACACAAGGTAACAGAAGTTCAATTTCATCTGAAGTTGTAACTACTGACCAAATGGGAGGTTCAATTAAGAAGGCTCAAGTGGGACACGTAATCATAACAGTAGCTAAGACTCTTGTACAAAAAGAGATGAACTTAGCAACGATTGCCATCACAAAGTCACGTCTTGGTAAAGACGGAGTTGTATTTGAAAACTGCAAATTTAATAACGAACTTCTTGAAATAGACACCGAATCTTCAGTAACATTCTTAGGTTTTGAAGGACAACAAGAAGAGAAAAAAAGAGATAGAGTTAAAGAGCTCTTAGAAAAAAGAAAAGAAAGAGAAGCGCAACAAAAATCAATTTAATTAAATATCTACTTTTTTAAAAAAAAACTTATTTTTTTAATCTAAATTGTTGGTCGCTTGGTGTTCGACCACATATTTATCATAAAAATCGTTGATTTTTTAATAAAATAACTACACCTTAAAATTTACAAAAATGGACATTTCAAACAGAATTTTATCGGATATAACTGTGTATATGAAATACGCAAAGTATATCCCTGAACTAAAAAGAAGAGAAACTTGGCAAGAATTAGTTTCAAGAAACATGGAGATGCATATTAAGCAATATCCTAAATTAGAAAAAGAAATTCGTGAGAATTACATGTACGTTTTCAAAAAACAAGTATTACCCTCAATGAGGTCAATGCAGTTCGCAGGAAAACCAATTGAAATCTCACCTAACAGAATTTACAACTGTGCCTTCGCACCGATTGATGATTGGAGAGTGTTCTCTGAAATAATGTTCTTACTTTTAGGTGGAACAGGTGTTGGTTACTCAGTACAAAAACATCACGTTGATGCTTTACCTGAAATCAGAAAACCAAATAAAGAAAGAGGTAGAAGATGGTTAGTTGCCGACTCAATAGAAGGATGGGCTGATGCTGTTAAAGTATTAGTTAAATCATATTTCTTCGGTGGTTCAAAAATTGAATTCGACTTCAGTGACATCAGACCAAAAGGTGCAAGACTTATCACATCAGGTGGTAAAGCTCCTGGCCCACAACCATTGAAAGAATGTTTAATTAAAGTTGAGGGAATCTTAGATTCAAAAGAAGGTGGTGAAAAATTGAAACCAATTGAAGTACATGATATTGTTTGTCATATTGCAGATGCAGTATTAGCTGGTGGTATCAGAAGAGCAGCACTTATTTCATTATTCTCAGCAACTGACGAAGAAATGATTGGATGTAAGAGTGGAGCATGGTGGGAAACAAATCCACAAAGAGGTAGAGCTAATAACTCTGCAGTTTTGATGAGACACAAAATTACCAAAGAATACTTCATGGAATTATGGAAGAGAATTGAAGCAAGTGGGGCAGGAGAACCTGGTATCTACCTAAGTAATGATAAAGATTGGGGAACTAATCCTTGTTGTGAAATTGCTTTAAGACCATTCCAATTCTGTAACCTCACAGAGGTTAACGTATCTAATGTTGTATCACAAGAAGATTATGAAGATAGAGTTAGAGCGGCATCTTTTATTGGAACATTACAAGCGGGATATACTAACTTTCACTATTTGAGACCGATATGGCAAAGAACAACCGAGAAAGACGCATTGATTGGAATATCAATGACAGGTATCGGTTCAGGAGCTGTTTTGGGTTTAAACATGAAATCAGCGGCAAAAGTAGTTAAGGAAGAAAACAAAAGAGTTGCAGAATTATTGAATATTAACGTATCGGCAAGAACAACAACAGTTAAACCTGCGGGAACTACATCATTGACTTTAGGTACATCATCAGGTATTCACGCATGGCATAATGAATATTATGTGAGAAGAGTTAGAGTTGGTAAGAATGAAGCAATTTATTCACATTTAAAAAATAATCATCCCGAATTAGTTGAGGATGAATATTTTAGACCACACGATACTGCGGTTATTGGAATACCACAAAAAGCACCTGAAGGGTCAATTTTAAGAAACGAATCACCAATCCAATTATTGGAAAGAGTTAAAAAAGTTCAACAAGAATGGATTAAACCTGGTCATAGAAATGGAAATAATGCACACAACGTATCGGCAACAATCTCAATTAGAGAGCATGAGTGGCCAGCAGTTGGTGAGTGGATGTGGGAAAATAAAGAATCTTACAATGGACTTTCAGTATTACCTTATGATGGCGGAACATATATTCAAGCACCGTTTGAAGATTGTACAAAAGAAAAATACGAAGAATTAATGAAGACTCTTCATGATGTTGATTTATCAAAAATTGTTGAAATGCATGATGATACTGACTTGAGTGGAGAGGTAGCATGCGCGGGTGGAGCTTGTGAAGTTACACTAGTTTAAAATCATGAGAGATAATTTAGTTCAAAACATTATTAATGGAATCTACTATTCAATTAAAGGAAATAGATAATAATAAGAGGGAGGAGTCTAATAAACTTCTCCCTTCTCATTATTATATGGAAGGTGATAGAGTTATTTTCACAGAAGAGTTTCACAAAAAAAGAGGGAGTTGTTGTGGTAATTATTGCAGACATTGCCCTTACGACCCAAAACATACTAAGGGAACAAGCTCTTTAAGAAAAAAATAATCCATGTATATTTATATTATATGGCAGCAGGAGTAACATATGGTTTGAACTTCCCGTTTCAAAATTCAATTAAAGGAGATTATCTTCAACTTACAGAATTAGAATCAGAAGAAATTAAGGCAGATTTAATTCATCTTTTATTAACAAGAAAGGGTTCAAGATATTTTCTACCCGATTTTGGTACAAGATTATATGAATTTTTATTTGAACCATTTGATGGTTTGACTTTCGACGCAATACAATCCGACATTAGAGATGCGGTCGGAAGATTTATGCCCAACCTACTATTAAATAATATTACAATAACTCCATTAGACCCAATGGAAGAATATGATTTAAATACAGGACAAGCAACAGCTGGTACAAGTAGTTCACCAATATATAGGTTTCCTGGTAAAGGAACCGCTGAATATACTGCAAAAATTAAAATAGACTACTCTAACAACAAAAATACTTTTGCACAAAGTGATTTTGTAATCATCAATATTTAATAATAATGGCTAATCGTAAAATATCGTATACAACTAGAGATTTTGAAGGTATAAGAACCGAGCTTCTAAATTATGTAAGGACATACTATCCAGAATTAATTCAGGATTTTAATGACGCATCAGTATTTTCAGTTTTTATTGATTTAAATGCCGCAGTTGCCGATAACTTACACTATCATATAGATAGAAGTGTTCAAGAGACTGTTTTACAATATGCACAACAAAGGTCCTCAATTTATAATATTGCCAGGACTTATGGTTTAAAATTACCAGGACAAAGACCTTCAGTTGCTTTAGTCGACTTCTCAATTACAGTTCCAGCTTTTGGAGACAAAGAAGATGAGAGATATCTTGGTATTCTAACAAGAGGTTCACAAGTAACAGGAGCGGGAATTGTATTTGAAAATATCTACGATATCGATTTTTCATCACCATACAATGCTCAAGGATATCCAAATAGATTGAAAATACCTAACTTCAACGCCAACAACGTATTAATAAATTATACAATTACTAAAAGAGAACTTGTTGTAAATGGTATCACAAAAGTATTCAAAAGAGTTATTACACCAAATGACGTAGTTCCATTCTTTGAATTATTTTTACCTGAAAAAAATGTTTTAGGTATAACAAGTGTTTTGTTGAAAAGTGGTACAGAATATACAAACACTCCTACAGCTGCAGAATTTTTAGGAGTATCTAATAGATGGTATGAAGTAGACGCTTTAGCAGAAGATAGAGTTTTTGTTGAAGACCCTACAAAGGTTTCAGACCAACCTGGTATTAAAGTTGGTAGATACATACAAACATCAAATAGATTTATCAGTGAATTTACACCCGAAGGATTTAAGAAAATGACTTTTGGTGGTGGAACAAACACAGCCCAAGACGCACTTAATCAATTCACAACGGTAGGTGCAACTTTAGATTTACAAAGATATATGAATAACTTTTCATTAGGTTCTACATTAATTCCAAATTCAACATTATTTGTTCAATACAGAGTTGGTGGTGGTTTGGCAACAAATTTAGGAACTAATGTTATTAATCAAATTGGTACAGTTTCTTTTTATGTTAATGGTCCTTCTGAATTGACTAACTCATCTGTTGTTAACTCTTTAAGGGCTAATAACGTTACAGCAGCTGTTGGTGGAGCAGGAGTTCCTTCATTAGAAGAAATTAGAAACTACGTTTCATTTAACTTTTCAGCACAAAAAAGAGCGGTAACTGTTCAAGATTATGAATCAATTATTAGAAATATGCCATCTGAATTTGGTGCACCAGCTAAGGTATCAATAACAGAAAACGACAACAAAATTTTGATTCAACTCTTATCTTATGATACATCAGGTAAATTAACAAACTTGGTATCTAACACATTAAGACAAAACGTGGCCAATTATCTTTCTAACTATAGAATGATGAATGACTATATTTCGATATTAAGTGCTGAAGTTATCGACTTAAGTATTGAAGTTTCAATTGTATTAGACTCAGCACAAAACTCAGGACAGATTATTTCAAATGTTATTGATAAAGTTAATACGTACTTCAACCCACAAACAAGACAATTAGGTCAAAACGTATATCTATCAGAACTTAGAAGTATTATACAAAATCAAAATGGTGTATTAACCGTTGCGGGATTGAATGTTTATAACATGGTTGGAGGACAATATTCTTCAGCACAAACATCTATGGTCTATTCAGACCCAGCAACTAATCAAATAAAACCTGTTGATGATACAATTTTTGCACAACCTTCTCAGGTTTATCAGATTCGTTATCCAAACAAAGATGTGAAAGTCTTAGTTAAGAACTTCCAATCTGTGACTTTCTCTTAACACATTTATTTATTAAAACTTTGACTTATAATTTATAATGTGTATGTGTGCACCTTGAAAAATAACACATAAACTATTTATAAGTTAAAGAGATTTTAATGGGTCAATCCTACAGAATAAAAACCGATATCGGAGTAAACAAAACAATCAATGTAGATTTAGAACAAGATTTTGAATTTTTAGAGATTCTATCTCTAAAGATACAACAAACAGATATCTATACAAGAAATTGTGCCGATTATGGTGTAATTGTGGGTAGAGTTACCGCAAATAATGGATTTGGTCTTCCAAATGCAAGAGTTTCGATTTTTATACCAATTGAGGTAGTTGATGAATCGAATCCAATTATCTCATCAATATATCCTTATAAATCACCAAGTGATAAGAATTCCGACGGGTATAGATATAATCTATTACCCTATGAAAAATCATACTCAACACACGCAGCAACAGGGACGTTACCATCAAGATTAGATGTTTTAACAGGCTCTACCACAATAGAATTGTACGATAAATATTATAAATATACTTCTAAGACTAATGAAAGTGGGGATTATATGATTATGGGGGTTCCTTTGGGTTCTCAGACAATTTTCATGGACGTTGACTTATCAGATATTGGTGAGTTTTCGTTAACTCCACAAGATTTAATTAGGATGGGAAAAGCAACTCAAGCTCAAGTTGCTGGAAATAGATTTAAGACATCACAAGATTTAAATTCTTTACCACAAATTGTTAGTTTAACAAAACTAATCGAAATTTCACCATTGTGGGGAGACCCAACAATATGCCAAATTGCGGTTAATAGGTTAGATTTCGATTTAAGAGACGACGTAAATATTGATATACAACCAACGTCTGTTTTTATGGGTTCAATGGTATCCTCAACAGACAAATACAGAATTAGAAAAAATGGTAAACCACGAGATGACATGGGAAATCTTTGTGGTTTAATTGCGGGTACTGGACAAATATTAGCTATTAGACAAACAATCCAACAAGATTCTAATGGAAATCCTGTTTTAGAAGAGTATCAAATGGAGCAAGCTGGAAATGTGATTGATGGAAGCGGTACATGGTTAACAGAACTACCAATGAATTTGGACTACCTAATAACTAATGAGTTTGGAGAAAAGGTTTTATCAAATAATCCATCATTAGGTATTCCAACAAAAGCAAAATATAGATTTAAAATAAAATGGTCTCAATCATCTTCAGTAAATGAAGATACTAAGAGAGCCTATTGGTTGGTACCAAACGTGAGAGAATATGGTTGGAATGTATCAACATCAAATACTGACCCTATCAATGGTAGTACAACACAACAACAACAAGTTGCTAGTTCATATTATTTTGGACTTAATTGGACAGGATACACTCAAGGATTTTCAGGACCAGCTAAAATAAACTTATTAAATGAAAAAATTAATGGAGAGGATACTTTTTATAATTTCGAATTTAATAGAGTTTATACCATATCAAGTTTAATTAGTGAATATAAAAATGGAGTTGCTAGAGGTAGATTTGTCGGCATCAAAGAAATTGATTCTTCTGATTGCGAATCAACAGTCAATAAATTTCCAGTAAATGATGGATTTAGAAATTTTGATTTTCTTTATTTTTTATTTGCAATCATTATGCAAATAATTCAATTATTAGGGTTACCATTATTAATTATATTTGAGTTTTTAGCCTTTTTATGGAATAATTTTGCGGTGTTACTCCTCTTATTTTTAATACCATTTTTATTTTCTCAAGCATATCAAAATTTTATTGCAGCAAGTGTTGCGTTCCCAGCGGTAGGTTTAATAGTTATGCATATCATTTTTGGTATATTATTTTTAATCTTAGGTATAACGGCAATCGTTAAGTTCAGAAGTATTGTAAAATATAAGTTTGGTAGGATAAAATTACCAATGATAACTTATCCTGAGTGTCAAGCTTGTGACTGCGAACCTGAAGTTACTAAACAAGATGGAAGTGTTACTGCATTTAGTTTGTTGACTCAATTTTCAAATAATGGTTTATATTATGAGAAATTAAATAAATTGTTAGAATCCCAAAGTATTTCAGAGTTAGATGACCCAAATTCAGTAAATGACAAATCCGTTTTGTCTTTGATGTTTTCACAAGCGATGGGTACACGAACGGATAAAAGGGATGATAATACAGTTTATAAAACTACTAAATCCCAAGACTTAAGATTACCTGACACTACAAATTTTGCTGGGACTCCAAAACCAACATTTGCGGCATCTTCAGATTTAAGTATGGGAGAAAGAATTAATATTTTTAATTCAAGAAAAAGGTATTTTGATGGTATTAATAAAATTAGCGTAACTTTTGATGTTGCTTCAAACGTTGGAATCAATCACTTCGACAATACATTAACAGTATTGATGAATCAAAAATTAGAGTCAGGAACACTTTATACTTTTGTTGACCCTTTTACGACATCTGATGTGAATTATACCTATACAGCACAAACATCTTCTGGGTTAATAGTGACTGGTATTAGCGGTGTAACTAAACAAATAGGTGCAGGATTAGTAACGGTTGATTACGCTAATCCAACAAATCAAACTTTAAACTCATCTCAAACATATTTTTTAAGTACTGGCTCTACAGAAGTTAATTATAAATTCCCTAGTGATAGAGAATATTATCAAGTTATTACAGCAATAACAATATCTGAAGCGGCAAAATTATGGAATACTTCAAATCAAAATTCATTACCAGGTGCTCTATTGGCTCCAACAAACATTTTGTGGAATATAAAAGACGCATTTGGTTGGCAACATTCAAAAGGTGCAACATATAATACGTCCGATGTATTTAGTGATTTTGACAATCAATACATCACAATTATTCAAAGAGGAGTTGACCCTTATTCTCCAATATATATTAATGGTTATGGTATAGGAAAAATATTAGGATTATCTAATGAAAATGATTTTTATCTTACTGCGAATACAAGATTGAATATACCAATTCAAAAAATTACAAGTGGTATTGCAACACAGGAATTTACATCGCAATCTAACATTTTTTATCCATCTTATTTCTTTGAAGCTGGTGACGGATTCACAGGATTCTCAACTTCATCTGTTGGATATTATGGAAGATTTGACGCTCATTTTCCTGCTTACGGTTCATCAAATAATGTTTATTGGAATGGGTTGCAGGGAAAAGTTTCAAACTCGGGTAATGGTTGTTGGAATGGTAGTACATATGCTCAAAAATATGACAGTGCTGAAGATTTGTCAGGTATTGGAATGATATTCATGAACGTTGATTATAAACCTAGTTTAACTTATGGACAATATTACTCACCGAGTTTAATTAATAGTTTAACCGCCAACCCAATGTCAATAACATCTAAGGTTAATAACGTTTTAAGAACCGATAGATTACCTTCATCAGATTATATGGATGGTAGTGGGTGGAATAGTAATGCCGCAGTTTTACAAGAAAATCTTGGATTTGCCATTTATAATATTAATACGGATACCGAAGACTTTAGTAGTCAAAAATTTGCAACAGGTGCTCAAGTTGTTACTGCTGATATTGAAGGACAAGCATATAGTGGACAAGTTATTCAAAGTTTAAGTACCTGTCAAAATATGGTTGGTTTAGATTGTTATAGTGGTTCTTCAGGAACATTTGGTATCAGTAATGGTTGTCAGGCTACAGATTCAATTGAGAATGGATGTTATATCTTAATGAATAAGCCTTTAGTTGACTTAAAAAAAGACATAAATGCGTTTGAGGAATGGGCTTATAGATTTAGATTTTTCTATGGATTATGTAGAGGAGTATTGGCACAATCATTTGTAAATAATTGGGTGAACGGTGTTCTTTATAGTTTTCCAATTCAAGTTGTTGTGTATTTTGATAAGAAGAATAAACCATTACCACCACAGTTTGCCACACAAGTTGTATATTTTGATTCAGCGTCTAATAACTTCTACTATAGAAGTTCCCCTTATTTCAGTGGAGAAACAATGCCGTTCTTAGGAGGACCACCAAGTGCTGGAGCAGTTAATGCAAGAGAACTAAAATATCCAACTACAATAATTAATTTAGGTATTAAAGATTCTTTCTATCAAGAAATAATTTTTGACCCCTCAGCAAGAGCTTATGTAATGAGAACTTTAAATCCAACAAGTTATTCAGATACGTCAGATTTAGTTAACTTATTTGTTATCTCGAGAATAGCCAACTCAAGTTTCTTACAAGAATTGGGTATCGCTAAAGACACTGGATTAAATAAATTGTTCTCAAGACCTGAATTAAGAATTGACGGTGATTTGGCACAAACAATGTCAATTAACAGCGAATATGGTGTGGTACCATTCTCACCTGATTTTTATCCTACCGATGGAACAACTAACTCACCCGTTGCGGTATATGGTGGAAGTAATAACCCCACCATTGGTGTATTCTTTTCTTCATCAACTACAAACTTACAAAACAAAGATTTTATAACTCCTGGTGTTATTGATTTCAGGCCAGATGCTGAACCATACACATACTCAGCAATAACATATCCGTATGGAATTTATTCACAATTAGTTCCATTTTACCGTTGGGGTTATAATGGTAATAGTACGGGTACAATTTTCGGCGACCAGTATAATTCATGGAAGACAGATAAGGTAAATATTATTGCAAAAAATTATCAATCTTTAGACAGAAGAGCAATACCTGGAAATAATGAATATTTCATAGGTCCAAACACGGCTTTGGGTGATATATATGAACGTGGATATATATTCAATGTTACAGGAACGACAGGAGGTAACGCGGGGTATTCTTCAACAGTTCAAGGAATAACTTTCAAATCATTTTTAGTTGGGGCACCCTTTCATTTTTATTTTGGGTTACTGAAGGGAGATTCTGCATTAGATAAATTCAAAACAAAATACTCAGTAAGTGAATAAGTTTACAATCATACCGAGTAATTTTTTATATAAGTCAGCACCATTTGTTGATGAAAAAATTTCTATTTCTTTGGACCAAACAAGTCAACAAACAATAGAATATGATAGAAGCTCAACAATCAGTCTTGCACAAACATATAATGATGAAAGACAAGGAACACAAATTTTTAGACCAACATTTAAGGTAACGTATTTGTATGGGAATACTTATTTTGGTACAACAGATTATTTGCCATTTCAATATAATTTATATTATTTGAATGCCGAACAATCCGTTGTGAGTGGATTATGGAAAGGGTATCCACAATATTATGAGTTTGATTTTTATAGACCACCAGTTGATGACCAACATATTGATTATAAGTCAAAAAGTGCATATACGTATAATTGGAATTTTTATTTAAGTTATGCATATAAGAATAACTACGATAAAAAAATGACCTATAATACAACATCTAGTACAAATATTAATTGGGTCGCTTCAGATGGAATACCATTTACTATTTTGAATTCCACAAGTGATGGTGACGGTGTTATAAGATTTGAATGTATTGCATCTCACGGATTAATCGTTGGAGAATACGTTGAGTTATCTCTAACTTATAGAAATTCAAAAATATTTCAGGTTTACAGCCTTGGTAACGGACAATTTGGAAGCGATGTTTATATCTTTAATGTTTTAAACATTGGTTACACAGGAAACACATTTAATAATGGTGTAACAGGAACATTTAAAAGGATTATCAATCCTAATAATATGGAAACCAAATCAAAATATTATATTAGAGAAAATAAAATATTAACAAATATTGATGATTTAATTATAACAAAAGTTGGATTTGAAAAAAATGTATTTACTGAAGAAAATAAATTTGAATATAGTTCAATAACTCCAAATCAAGTATCAAGAATTTCAAAAAAGACGAGTAGTAATGCTTATAATATAACATCAACATATGACTTGGATTTCAGTAAATTGAAAGATAACCAAAAAAGACCAATCAGTGAAATCTTTTTAACAACTGTATTTAAAGGATATTCAGGATATTTTAATCAACCCTATAATGGTGTTGGTTTAAAACAAGGATGGGAATTTAATATTACAAAAAAAACTAACGCATGGTGGGATTTAAATAACATTGAATCAAACACATCAATTCCTGTTTCTGAATATACAAAAACGAGTGGTGCAACTAAAACATTTTATTATAATTCTAACTTGAAATCGGATGATGTAATCGATGGAGATTTCTGTGAGTGGAATGATTATGAACAAGTGGAAAGAGTCATTTCATCATATATTCAAAAGATAAAATATAATCAAAACGTATTTCAAACTACAAATGATTATAGTACAAATTCTCCAGGTTTTTATTATAAACCACACAGTTCGATGACAATCAGAGTTTTTTCTGACTATGTTGAGACTGGCCAAGTTGGATTGGTTGATAATATACCAAGTTGGTCTTTCTATTCATCCGCAGACCAACAATTTAGATGGAGAGATTTATATAGCTATGGATTTATAGACAACTTAGGAAGAGGTGTGAATTATCCATATTTGAATACAGCTCAATATCCATTTGCGGATGTTATATTTCGTTTGATTCCTGAAGGAACAAATCAAAACTTAACAGGTGTTAACGAGCCGATAAAACCATTAATTGATAAGTGTGAATAATTTTATAATTAGACAGGAAATCATTCCAAATGACAAACAAATTAATATCCCCGTTCAATTGACGTGGGATTATTTAGGTATGGATACGGCAATTGATGAATATGAAACTGATGTAATTACTGAAGTCATTGGTGTCGGTAGAGATTTTGAAGTTTCAAGGTTTTCACATGCACCAGCAACTGGAACAACAGACATGACTCAGGCAAATTATGAGTTTTATTTTTATTCAGGAGGTTCTTTAGACGACATTACAAATTGGAGAATTAATTATATATCTGAAGGATTTACACCACAAGAGATATACTATTATGCCAAAGATTTTTCTAACTCATTTTTCAAATTGGATTTATATGACACACCAGATGAAAAAAGACAAAAGAATTATATTACAATAATAATTCCAACACAACAAGGATTAAAAATGGATACTCAAATGCAAAGAACTACAGTATCGATTAAGAAACCACAATTTGTTTTGGATTTTATTGGTGACAAAGAAGGATTTTTTATTTATTGGTTAAAGGGTAAAACTTTCTTAGATATTGATACGTTTTACATGACGGCTAAATTCTACAATGCCAAGACGGGACAATTCACAAAAATGATGACAGGTCATGGAACAAGTTCAGTTGATTTAACGAATGGTCCACAAGCATATCTTCCATCAATAGGTCAGGGTAAATATAATTTTGATAACACACAATATTTCTATTATACGGTTAAGTTAGATTATGAGGGCCGAACTTATCAAATCTTTAATACACACAATCAAAGATTGGGAACTAACATCCCCATAAAATGGTATGAATATGTAAACCCACCACAATAATGGAACAAGATTATTATAAGTTTATCGTATCACCTGAAAACGTTAAGAGTGATTTATCAGTTGTATATAACAATGGAACTCCTGTTGGTGTTTATTCTGCAATGACAAAAGTTGTTAGTTCAGGACCTAACGGCGCTTCGATAATGACTCATTTATCCGTACCTGTTTTATTAAGACAAACTGCGGTTGACGCTGGATATTATTCAGAATTTGATGGTGCTGTATTACAGAAAGATGTTGTTGCGAACTTTATATTCTCGGCAACCACAGGAAGTCCGTATGTTTATTATGTTTATAATACATCAGACCAATTTCAAAAATTTTTGGAGTTGTCGGCATATTCAATAGATTGGGGGGACGGTTCACCAATACAAAACATAACAATCTTTACTCCAAATTCTTTACATCATACTTATCCTGTTGCTGATGCTCAATACACAATAACAATGAAACAAGTTAATCCTTGGGGAATAACTACTGTATCTAAAACTGTTACAACTCCATATAAATTGGTAACAGATTATAACCCACAAGGGGAAGCTTTCTTTGCACCTTCTTATGGGAATTGGGTTGGTACACCGATATCTTACAATTACATTTTTTCAGGTGACGCGGTTAATGAAGTGGCACCACAAGAGTCTTTTAATTATGTTTCAGTTCCATTTACCATATCAGGACTAACTAAATCAAGGATTACAGAATTAACTCCTTATGGTAATTTAACAATACAACAAAGAATCGGATTACCTATTATTAGTAATGGACAAATATGGGGCGCAATAAGTAATGTAACACCAGTCTTTACTGCCTATACAATTACAGGAATTGATTATTATGATTATGTTGACGGGACAACAATATTTTTTGAACAATCATCGGGGTTAACTCAATATAATATGACAGCGGTTCCAATCACTAAAAACGAAGCATTATTGAAAGTTATGGACCAACCACAGATTCAAACTAATGTATTTGTGGAGAGAGGTAAAAATAGTGCATATGAAAGAGTTCAAAGACTTGGCGAAGTAGATAACATTGGAGATATGATTAACTACGGTTATGGTTTTTTTAATGTTGTTGATAAGAAATTGAAGTAATGAAAAAAATAACTAAACTATTTATTAAAAAATAAAAACAAATGGCAATAGGTTCATATGGTACAATAAGACCGAGTGATGTTTCACCAGCAGATGTTGAGATAATCATGAATTATACTGCGACTAGAGACGTAACCGATTCTTTTGTCCTATCAAAATTAGATGCCCAAACAATATTAAGACCATATTTTAATAATTCAGAAACAGGTGGAAATGCTGGAGTCGAAGTTTTGGGTGGACTATATAATTTAACACTACCAGCGACACAATTTAATGCGTTAGGTATATATACACTTTATTTAAGACCAGCTCAAATTAGAACATCAATTACAGATTGTGGGGTATTAAGTGCTTTACCAAATGTTAAAGGTATTGTCATAAATTTAGCTAATGTACCAACACAATACGTTAATAAATTTGTACCACAAGGGTTGGTGGGATTTAGAATTGAATATTTGAATGCTGATGGCTCAAAAATACCTAATTTCTTCAGAGTTGTGACTTCTTGTTTTTATTGTGAGCCTGTGGTGACTAATGAAGTTAACACATCACAAAAAGCAATTAGATATAGATATGTTGACGGAGATTCTAACTTATTATTCTTAACATTATCACCATCATCATCACCAACAAACAAACCAAACGCTACTCCCTTTATTGGACAGCCTGACCAAAATATTATTATAACAAATACTTTTTTTAATCCAGTAACAATTGAAATTGAAATGGTTGAATACGATATTTCATCTCTTGCAATTGCTCTATACGGTAATCAAACTAAGTCAATTGATGATGGTATTTACACAATTTACGATTCTCAAAATAATATATACAGACAATATAACTTATACGAAATTAGAGACCAATTTAATGCATTACTTTATGAAGTTAGACAAAGTAGAGGTAATAATATTGATTTCAGTAAAAATTTCACAACAATAACTAGTTAATGGCGACATCTAAAAAATATTTTTATCCACCAGTACCAGGTAATGGTGCTGGTACTTTTTCAGATAACATTGTTGGTTTACAAACCGTGCAAGGTGGAGGACTTACGCAAGGTAATTTTGATTTTACAACTTCTGTTGTTGAAAAAGTTGATAGAAGATTTAATGTAGGAGCATTTTCAGAACCTGTTAATTTAGGTGATTTGAACATCGATAATTTAGCTGAAAGTAGAAGTATATTAGCAACACAATTTAGAGTGTATCCTAACTATGATGTATCTCAGGTCCTGAATTTTTCAATGTATGGTTCATTATCTAAAAGATTACAAGTTTCCGCAACACAAATTATTAATTATTTTCCAGCATCTTTGGATATTATGTTTTCAAATTTATCGTTTGTTACAGGTGCAACAGCAATTAATATTCAATACGATTCAGTTTCAGACGAAACTTATTTTGAAATAAATGTAGATAGGATTAATAATCCATTTGATATTGATTACTCAATTAGTGCTGCGACTAACCTAAATTTACGTGAAATAACAGTTTCTAAGTATAGAAACCTATATAATACTTACCTTGACTATGCAGTTGCAATTGACGGTGAAATATTTAAAGTATTATCTTTTACTCCTTCAGAAACACTCTCATCAGGTAGTATTGCATTTTATGTTTCGGGAACACCGTTTGGGACAACTGCAACAACAATCTACGATAATTTTCAAATAAGACCAAATGATTTTGTTGCGGATAGAGTGTTTGCTGAAGACTTCGATGAAGTCGAAAAATTTATGTTGAATAGATTAATTCAACCCGAATTTACTGCAGTATTCCAAGTCCCACAACAAACTGAGAACGGTGAGTTTTATACAGATTATCAACAAGTAACTTGGCCAAAAGATGGGCCATGGAATTTAGATATTAGGTCTTTTCTATTTGATGACTACCTAAGCCAACTTGAAGCAATTGCTGTTAATTTAGATTCATTTAAGAGTAATTTAATTTCAAGATTTTTAGTAACAGATTCACTTAAAGAATTTGACACACTTGGACAAAAAGTTGAAAAAATATTTCAAATATATGGTAGAAGTTTTGACCAAATAAAACAATTTATTGATGGATTGGCTTATATGAACTCAGTTAATTACAATCCTGAAAATGATATACCATCTCAATTATTAGTTAACTTGGCTCAAACATTAGGATGGTCCTCAAATTTTTCACCAATAACAAACGATGATTTTTTAAGTTCAGTATTTGGTAACACTTCAATACCTACATATCCTGGTTATACCAGGGCTTTAACACCAACAGAACTTAATTACGCGTATTATAGAAATCTTATTATGAATGCTTCATACCTTTTCAAATCTAAAGGTACAAGAAGGTCAGTCGAATTTATGTTAAGATTAATTGGTGCACCTGATTCATTGATTGAATATAATGAACATATCTACTTAGCGGACCAAAAAATTAACTTGGACCAATTCGCATATCAATGGGCTAAAATATCAGGAGGTACATACGTTCAAAATACTCCAACTTATTTACCTGGTTCAACATATAAGATTAAAGGTGTAACATACACCGCATTCACAACCACAGACACATATTCAGACGTTTCAATAACCTTAGCCGATTATCCTATAGATGACTTAGGGTTCCCTAAAGCACCTCTAAACACCGAAACATACTTTTTTCAATTGGGTGCTGGTTGGTATGAGCAAACACCATCGCATAGAAGTCCTGATGAGGTCGTATTAACTGGTGACGTTTATACGGGACAGAACTATTCAATACAAACTCAACTTCAACCATTCACATATGGTCAACCTTATTTAAATAGATTTAGACAATTTCCTTACATGACCGAAGGATTCAAATTACAAAAAGTTGTTGATAACAAAAAGTCATGGTTAGAAGAAGATAATAAAATTAGACTTTCAGTTGATGGTGATTATGATGCCTATTATTATGTTGATAATGAAAAATTAGTATTAAATGTTAAGAACGTTGATTTATTTTTAAATCCTGCACAAGGTTTAGTTTATGACGTTTGGGACGAATCTAGAAGATATGATTATCCAATTCCTGAATCAGGTTTAACAGTTGGTTACCCTGTTCCTGGCGGTCTTGATTGGACATACGTTAATCCTGAGCCAAAGAAAAAAACATTTTTTGAATTCTCACAAACATTTTGGGAGAACATGATTAATGTTAGAAATAGACAGTGGATTAGTGATGGTAAAACAGGAGGATATCCAACATTGCAATCAATATGGTGGAAGTATATCGAGTCAGAACAAACTGTGGGGTTACCCAATAACAAATACACTTATCAAAAGTTAATTGATTACGTAAATGGTTTAGGTCCTTATTGGATGAAATTAGTTGAGCAAATGGTTCCTGCAACAACAATTTGGAATACAGGAGTTAAAATGGAAAACTCAATCTTACAAAAACAAAAGTTTGTTTACAGAAGACAAAGAGGTTGCCAAATTATACCAGTACCTGTTGAACCTTGTTATATTATTGGTAACATATTTGATTTCACATGTGCGGCTGAATATGTTAATTTTTACATATATCCTTGGTTAAATGGTGATATTAATGTAAGTAATTTTAATAGCATTTTGGCAAATAGGGTTAATAATATGTTAGCATCAAGCGGTTTAACATTAAATCAATGTGTAAAAAATTCAACACAAACTGAATGGTATGTTGATTTAAGAATAGGTGAAAATATTATTATACAAGAAATGTTTTATAGTGGATATGGATATGTAGATGTGCCAACAAATATGACTTGGAGAAATGCTCTAATAGAATACCTACCAAATATATATGATTATGGGTATACTTATTTTCTTAACGGTAATACGTTAACAATAACAAGTTTGACTTGTACACCAAATAATTTGAAAGATATTGTTTCATTAAATGTTGGAATAAACATAAGTATAAATTGTAATAATCAATAATGGCATCATTTAATTATTTGGTAAATGTAACAGGTGATTGTTCCCATAATAGTGTGGGTTCCATCAGTATACTACCTTATGGAGGAACTCCTCCATATACAGTACAATGGTATGACCCATCATTACCTCCAAATGAAGTAGTTGTAGATACACCATCAGTTAAGTCGGGTTTAGCGTACGGAACATACTCAATAAGACTTAATGATAGTACAATACCAACAAACTACGAGTTTTATGTTAACGTTCCAGTTTCGAGTGGTGTCTGTGCTAATGTCGTTTATGTTCAAGGAACGACTTGTGGGTTGAATAATGGTTCTGTTACAGGAACATCAACAAGTTTATATTCTTCAACAAATTATTACTTGTTTTCAGGAGATGGTACATATATAATCTCAGCGTCAACAAATCAACCAAATGTTACATTTGGAAATTTGACTGCTGGAACTTATTACATGGAAGCCCTTGATTTGGGCGGATGTACAGGAAAAAGCCAAGACTTTATAATTGAAGATTCTTCACAATTGGATTTTGGATTATACATTGTTCCAAATTCAACTTGTTCAAATATACCAAATGGTAAATTATATGTCACAGGACAGACAGGTACAGCACCTTATACATATCTCTGGAGTAATAGTGCCACAACAAGTTATATATCAGGATTAACTGAAGGAAATTATTCAGTATCTGTCACTGATGCCTATGGATGTGTTCAATCAAGAGCAGGAAATGTTACAAAAGTACCAAAAATTGGAGTTGGAGCCGTAACAAGCACACCACCAACTTGTTTTCAAAGTAATGGTGTGATAAATGTTACAGTAACAGGAGGTACTTCACCTTTTTATTATTCGGCATCAACGGGTGATGTTTTAATTTCATACTCAACAACATATTCACTTTCAGGACTTTCGGCTGGAGATTATCAATTCTTAATTACTGATTCAGGACTTTGTAGTGTGGGTGCAACGGCATCAATACAATCAGCTCAAGGAATGGCAAAAGTTACTGTCACAGGACAAAATTCAGTATGCTCAACTTCAAATGGTTTAATTACCATAAGCGTTGTTGGTGGAGTAGCACCTTATTCATATACTTTAGTTTATCCAGATGCTACTCAACAGACTGTAAATACATCACAACTAACTCAAGTTTTTTCAAATTTAGGTAGTGGAATTTATAGTGTTTATGTTACGGATAGTTCAAACTGTACCTATAGTCAAGAAGTTGTAATAATTACCGAAAACAAATATACAATATCAACGGTTGTTACACCAACAACTTGTGGTCAAAATAATGGAAAAATATTAGTAACATCAACTTCAGGAGCAACTTTACCTATAGATTATTCAATTGACGACATTTATAAAGTAATTGATACGTCATTAAGTGCTGTTACGTTTTCAAACATACCTTCAGGTACTCACGTTGTTACTGTGACAGATGCATCGGGTTGTGTACAAACTTCAAATGTTTATATACCATCAAGCCAACCTTTGAATTATACTTTATATAGTACGTCTTGTGGTACAGGAAATAACGGAACAATAACAGCATTTATTTCTACGGGAAATCCACCATTTACATTTAATTGGTCTAATAATGTTGTTGGAAATCCACAACAAATTCAAGTATCAGGATTGACTGCGGGAACATATAATTTGATTATTACAGATTCGGATGGATGTTCACAACAAAGAAGTACAACAATAAATTGTAACACTAATTATGTATCTTATCAAACATACGTAATGGGTTCAGAATCATTTAAGATTAATTCACCCGTTAAGTATGGTTTATTACAAATGTTAAATGAAGGGTATGTTGATTTAACATCAGGAAATACAAATTGTAACTTAATAACAGCAACATTTTCGATTGACGTGTATGTAAAACCTGCAGGGTACACTGCAAGTGCGACATTCTATACATCAAAATCATTAAATGATGCACCAACAGACAACTTATACTATGATACTCTAACGCAATTATTATTGAGTATACCAGGAATCGGAAATGTAACCATAAATCAACTCGAAAATCAAATTACAATTCAAACAAACGCAAGTGGTACATCACTTAACGGACAAGAAATTATTGTTGACCTTGTAATTGTTTATGATACAATGTGCTTAACATGACGCAGGTAAGAATTACAAATATATCAGGAGGGACATATCCGATTAATGTTTACATAGCAGATGTTTATGGAAATAATCAGTCATTACTTGGTACAATAGCAACAGGAACAACAGTTCCTCCAACAGTTTATTTCAACACTGCAATACCTTCAATTTTTGAAACCGCACCTGAAATTATGATTTTGTTGGTTGATGCAAATGGGTGTCAAGTTTTCAAAATTCTTCAGTGTACTTTTGGATGTACATTCCAAATTACAATTGAGATGGAAAGTTGCGTTGTTGATATTAATATTCAAAATTCTTCTTGTGTTTTTGGGGTCACTTTAGCTGACCCAAGTTGTTTTATTAATTCAATCAAATTTGATGACCCGAGTTGTTTTGTTGAACCTTTAAAAATATCATATCCATCTTGCTAATTAAAAATAAATAATTTGAAATAAAGTTCATCAAATAATATCAACGCGGTATTTATTAAATAAAATCAGCGGATGTCCCTTTATAATATATTAGTCGTAAATAACGCACCTGGTTGTAATGATACTTCAGTAACACAACAAATTAGTGCAACTACATGTACAACATACATTGTAAGGTTGGCGTCCAACTCAAACGCTTTAGGTCCATTCAGCGTTTATGTTAATGCATCTTTATTCGGTTCGGGGTATACAAGAACAGATATGTTCAACGGAGTAGTCGTTTCTTTAGGTTGTGCAACTCCAACACCAACACCAACACGTACACCGACTCCTGGAGTAAGCCCAACTCCAACTCAAACACCAACCGCGACATCATTAATACCTAACCAAATTGTTGTTAATGGATATTACTTCTCAGGTTCGATTGGTGCGGGATATTCTGCAGTTGCATCATATGTTGTTGATAATGATGTTAATGTTAATTTCCAAAGTACTTTACAAACAACAACAGGTAGTCCAATAACTCAAAACGTTGTTGTAACTATTAATTCGGGACAAATTTCAGGATATACACAAACTTTTATCCAAGGTTTATATGTTGATTTAACACAACAAGCATCATTAACAGGATTTACTACTTCCGTTGATGGAGGAACAATTTACAACTACTCTGCTGACACAGGTACAACAGTATTTAATGTAACACCAACTCCAACACCATCAATTACACCATCACCGACAGTAACACCAACAGTAACTCCAACTAGTACTACAACTCCAACTCAAACTCAAACTGCAACACCTGGTCTAACTCCAACTCAAACTCCTACTCAAACTGCAACAGCAGGAGCTACACCTACACCAACTTCAAGTGTAACGCCAAGCGAGACTCCAACTAATACGCCAACAATAACTCAAACACCAACTAATACATCAACTCAAACACCAACACCAACTCCAACGTTAAGTCCTGGAGCAACACCTTATCCAACAAGTTCACCTACACCAACTAATACAGAAACCCCAACACAAACTCCGACTAACACTGCGACATTAACACCAACTCAAACTGCTTCAGAAACACCTACGCAAACTCCTACACCAAGTGAGACTCCAACACAGACTCCAAGTGTTACACCTACATTAACACCAACACAAACTATAACACAAACACCGACTAATAGTGAAACTCCAACACAGACTCCAACTAATACTGCAACTCCAAGTGAAACTCCAACACAAACTCCAACTACAACTCCAACGTTAAGTCCTGGTGCAACTCCAGCAGTAACACCAACTTCAACAGCAACTCCAACTGTAACACCTTCAATAACACCGTCTGAAACACCTACTAACACTCCAACAAATACTGAGACTTCAACTCCAACTCCAACTAACACTACAACATTAACACCAACAAATACTGCGTCTCAAACTCCAACAAATACACCTACAACAACTCAAACACCAACTCAGACTCCTTCAGTTACACCTTCGGTAACACCAACAAATACAATAACACAAACTCCAACAACAACGCAAACACCTTCAGTTACTCCAAGTGAAACACCAACAAATACACCTACACCAAGTATAACCGCGTCACCAACTGAAACGGTAACACCAACACCGTCAATCACAGCATCGGCAAGTGACACACCAACGCCTACACCAACACCAACTGTAACACCAACGGAGTCACTAACACCAACTCCTTCGGTAACAACTACGGCTACACCGACACTTACACCTACACAAACTCAAACGATGACTCCGACTCAGACAATGACTCCGACAACATCGGTTACAGCGACACAAACATTGACTCCAACGGCGAGTGAAACGCCAACACAAACACCTTCACCAACACCTACTAAACCTGCGTTATATGCATACATTTTCTTTGATGTTAGTGGAGGGGGAAGTACAGCACCTTTATCTAGCTACATGTTATCGCAAGGTAGTACTTGGAAAGGTTTTAATGTGGTTCCAACAGCACCATCAACAAACCAAGCAACATTTGATGCTCAAATGAATTCTTACTTAAGTTACTCAGGATGGGGAGTTAATGAACCAGCAATAATTCAAGCACCAATATCAACAACATCTGGTGGATTTGATGTTTATGGTAATGCAATCGTGGCTTATACGTTCCAAACAGTTCAAATTCCAGCGGCTTATTTTTCAGCAACAACTTGGATTACAGTATTTGTTTCAACAGGAGCGACTAATGGACAGAAGTATTCAACAGTTAAAAACGGAACATCTCCAGGTGGAATGTTATCAAGAACTATGAGTAATACATATAATAGTTTAGTAATAAACTACTCTGGTAGTACAAATATACCAGCAGGAACTTATAGAATGTACAGTACATATAGTTCCACATCGTTCCAAATATCACCAGCAGGATTACCAAACTACTTCCAAGGAGGAACGTTGGTTTAGAACTATTTATAAAATAAAAAAAAAGAATAAAAGAAAAATAAAAAAAAATGAGCTTTAATTATAAAAACCCTACATCAGACAGTTTAGTGTTTTCACCTTTTTCAGTAGAAAGAGCTGCAGATACTGGTGTAAATTTTAGTGTAAATACCGTCGGAGGTTATCAAGAAGTTTGGTCGTTATCTGACTTAAATTGGACAATTCCACAAGACACCTATAATGGAGGTGGACAGGTGTTTTATTCAGGCAATACTATTCCAATTAGTTTTATTTGTGGTGGATACGTTCCATACAATCCGCCAGTAATCAACCAATTAAACTTATATAATGATGGAATCTCTTCGGGTAGAAGAAGATTAGGAATGTTGGTATATGTTCATCAAGCTCAGACAACTTACCAATATACAATACCTAATTATGATTCTCTTTGGAACTTAGCAGTTGCTGCTGGAGATGTTTTTGAATTAGAAACAGGTTATCAAGTATTCAATACAACAGGTGCAGGTCAAAATTTGATGAATGCATGGACTGGTTCAACGGTTGAAGGAGTAAGTGGTGTAACAAAAGCAGATGCAAGATGGGTAATAGCTGATTTTAATAATACGACAATTACAGGTGGAACTTATTATTCTGCAACAACAACATTAAGCTTGTTTGATAGTTCTGGCGGAACAGTATCAATTACAGGTTTTACAGGAACTGTTACAGGAGGAACATATAATAGCGGAAGTTCAACTTTAACTTTAAATAATAGTGATGGTACTGCGGTATCAATTACAGGTATAACTTCAGGGTCAGGTTCAGCCTTATCAGTTGGAGATGGAACAACAACGGTAAATCCTGTTTCAGGAATTACATTCAGTGGTGCGGTTGTAACAAATAACGGAAACGGAAATATTACAGTAACAATAACAGGTGGAACTAGTGGAACTTCAGGGGTTAGCGGAATTGATGGTACATCTGGTACAAATGGTTCTTCGGGAACAAGTGGTACAAATGGTTCTTCGGGGACAAGTGGTTCAAATGGTTCTTCAGGGACATCTGGTACAAATGGAACTAATGGTTCATCAGGAACTTCAGGATTAGACGGAACAAATGGTAGCTCAGGAACAAGTGGTTCATCAGGAACAAGTGGTTCATCAGGAACATCAGGTTCTAACGGAACTTCTGGCTCAAATGGTACTAATGGTACTTCAGGTTCTAATGGAACAGATGGTACTTCAGGTTCTAATGGAACAGATGGTACTTCAGGTTCTAATGGAACAGATGGTACTTCAGGAACTAATGGTTCAAATGGTACAGACGGTACTTCAGGAACTAATGGTTCAAATGGTACAGACGGTACTTCAGGAACAAGCGGTAGTAACGGTACAGACGGTACTTCAGGAATAAGCGGTACAGATGGTACTTCAGGAACTTCTGGTTCGAATGGTACGGATGGTACTTCAGGAACAAGTGGTAGTAATGGTACTGATGGTTCATCAGGTACTTCGGGTATAAGTGGTGTGGATGGTACAGATGGTTCAAGTGGAACCTCAGGTACATCAGGTTCTAACGGAACAGATGGTACTTCAGGTACATCTGGCTCAAACGGAACGGATGGTAGTTCAGGAACTTCAGGAACAAGTGGTAGTAATGGTACAGATGGTACGTCAGGAACGAGCGGTTCAAACGGAACTGACGGCTCTTCAGGAACAAGTGGTACAGACGGTACAAGTGGAAGTAATGGTACAGATGGAACTAGTGGTACATCTGGCTCAAATGGAACAGATGGTAGCTCAGGTACTTCAGGAACTAGCGGTTCAAATGGAACGGATGGAACTTCAGGAACTAGCGGTTCAAATGGTACGGATGGTACTTCAGGAACAAGTGGTAGTAATGGTACAGATGGAACTAGCGGAACAAGCGGTTCTAACGGTACAGATGGTTCTTCAGGAACTAGCGGTACAGATGGTTCAAGTGGTACTTCAGGAACAAGTGGTAGTAATGGTACAGATGGTAGCTCAGGAACTAGCGGAACTTCAGGTTCAAATGGTACTGATGGTTCATCAGGTACTTCAGGTAGTAATGGTACAGATGGTTCAAGTGGTACATCTGGAACTGATGGAACAAGTGGTAGTAATGGTACAGATGGTAGCTCAGGAACTAGCGGAACTTCAGGTTCAAATGGTACAGATGGTTCATCAGGAACTTCTGGTACGTCAGGTAGTAATGGTTCGGATGGTACTTCAGGTACATCGGGCTCAAACGGAACTGATGGCACTTCAGGAACTAGTGGTTCTAACGGAACAGATGGTTCTTCGGGAACAAGTGGTACTGATGGTACTAGTGGTTCAAACGGAACTGATGGCACTTCAGGAACTAGTGGTTCTAACGGAACAGATGGTTCATCGGGAACATCAGGTACTTCAGGTTCAAATGGTACTGATGGTACTTCGGGAACTAGTGGCTCTAACGGAACAGATGGTACTTCAGGTACTTCAGGCTCAAACGGAACAGATGGTTCTTCGGGAACAAGTGGTACTGATGGTACTAGTGGTACAAACGGAACAGATGGTACTTCTGGTACAAGTGGAAGCAACGGTACTGATGGCACATCAGGCTCAAATGGAACAGATGGTACATCAGGAACAAGTGGTAGTAACGGTACTGATGGCAC